CGATGTTGTGCAACGTACTTTCCTCTTTAGCGGATGGTACGCTGGTGAAAAGTTTGAAATAAAAATAAAAGCCGTAGATAGAGAAAGTGCAATTGCAGACTTTGAAACAACTTGGATTCATCATAAATGGCATATGACCCAGGAGATTGATTAGTATGTTGCACAACGCGTTGGCAATATGAAATCGTGCTGGATTACGAAGCATGAATTTGTCGAACCGATATGAACTTTGAAACGAGAACAAATATTTAATAACCGCACGAAGCCCAGCATGTTTTATATTGTGTGTTGTGCGTAGTGCTTTAATAATCAAAACGATGAAAGCAAAAGAAAAAGCATTTAAAATGGTTTCAACTACATTCGGAATAATATCAGAATTGGTTGAATATAAAGGAATACGAAAAAATAATTTAGCAGAATTTAAAAAGATAGAGGATTCTGCAAAAAAAATAGTGAAAGAACAATGTAAAGAAATAATTAAAGAATTAGAATTAGTTGACATGAAAAGAGGAACATGGGATTCTAATTTTTCCGAATTGCGTAAATTTTGGTTTGATGTTATAGACTCGCTCGATGCTCTTTAGCATTACGCACAACGTTCCGCAAGTAGGCGCAGTATTAATTTAAAAACAAACAATGATATGAACGAAAAAGCAGAATTTGCAGTGCGAGTGCTTAGACAATATGCACTTGAAAACCAAGTACCAGCAAGAAGCACGAGCGACTTATCTCCAATGGAGCAGTGGCTAATATTGCGCCTACTTGCTGTTATAAAATCGTTGCCCGATTCAGACGAAATTAGAATCAAGGCACGAGAACTTGATGAAAAAGACTTTGCTCAATGGATGTGGGAACTTCAAAAGGGCAATGTTTTATAACTCGTAAATAAACAAAAACGAAAATAATTATTTGATTAACAACGATTAATAAATAATATTTTTAAAGATTTGGGTTTAAAAATAAAAAACATTGTTGCAAAGAATTAGACAAAGAAATATTTTTAACTAAAAAAAGATTGATTATGGATAAAGAAAATAAAACTCCGGAACAGCACTGGGAGGATATAAAGCAAAAATTATATAAAGGTAAAATTCCTGAATCTACAGATAGAAAAGTAAATAAAGCATTAAACGATGCTGAAGATGAAACTGAAAAATGGGAAGTGCTAATGATTTTTATGGAAACACTCAGAAATAAATTAGGATATTAATAAAATAAAAAATCAACTATAAAGAAGCATGTAAGCGAATGTTGCGCTATTAATTGTTGATAAATATCTAATAACTTACTAATATCTTTCTTGGTTTACGCTTGCATATATCGACCCTTTAATGTAGTTTTGAGCATTAAAGGGTTTTTTATGTCAAAAAAAATCACCAGGATTTTAGGGATACCAATTTACAGCGTGGAATCGCGCAGCGATACTACCACGCTTCGCAATCCGGCAGAGTGGCTGAAGCGTGTTTTTGGTGCTACTTCCAGCGCCGGGGTCGATGTAAACGAAGATTCGGTGTCGAACCTGATGGTGGCTTTTCGGTCTATCGACTTGCTGGCCTCTACCATCGCCGGACTCCCCAAAGGTGTATTTGAAAGACTACCCAACGGAGATAAAAAGCAGCTTATCGATAACGATGTAGCTTTTGCTATTCATCGCCCTAACCAGATGATGACTGAGTTTGTGTATTTTCAAACCGTCCTTTATCAGCTTTTGACCCGCGGCAACAGCTACAGCCGCATCATTACCAGTCGCGATGGCTATACCTTAAGGCTTTATCAAAATAGTGATGTAACGGTTTACACCTACAATCATAAACTTTATTACCGCTTTAAAGATGCTCCGGGGCTGCAAACTTCAAATAATGTCCTTCACTTTAAAGGTCTTGGCGATGGTGAACTCGGATTAAGTCCTATCCATGCAGCCCGCGAAGGGTTCGCCACCGCCATTGCCTCGCAGCGCTATGGCAACAACAGCTTTAAAAACGGAAGCATGCCGCCAGGATACTATTCCACACCCGAACACTTATCGGATGATGCTTACGAACGATTAAAATCTGATTTGGTGGATACCAAAAAGGGAGTGGAGAATGCTAACGAGACCCCGCTTCTTGAAGGGGGGCTGGAGTTTAAGAATTTCGCGCTGAAGCCCGAAGACCTGCAATTTATACAGAGCCGTGAATTTACGAACGCGGAAATCGCGGGATTTTTTGGCGTGCCGCTGCACCTGGTGTATGGAGCAATCAAACAGGGTGGATATAACAGCTTTGAGCAGTTCAGCACCGAGTTTGTGAAGTTTACGATTATTAGCTGGGTGAAACGAATAGAGCAGGAATTGGAGCGTAAACTTTTTACGCTTGATGAACAGCGCCAGCAGAAGTATTTTATAAAATTCAACGTAAAAGGACTGTTGCGTGGCGACATTAAAAGTCAAACCGAGTTTTATGATAAGATGCTTTACCATGGCGTTTTCAATAAAAACGATGTGTTAAAACTTGAAGATATGAACAGCGCGGATAATGGCGACCGCCATTATGTTGACCTCAATAAAATCCCGGAAGATATGATTGATAAATATTACCAAACAAAAATCAATAAAGAAAATGGAGCGTAAAGATTACATCAAAAACATAGAAGGCGCGGAACGGCGTTTTTTCACCGCTCCCGTAAAGGTAGAACATCGCGCTGAAGCGGATGAGGATATCGTGGAAGGCACTGCCGCTGTGGTGGAGCAGGTAACCGACCTTGGGTATATGAAGGAAAAGATTGAGCGCGGCGCGTTCGATGCGGTGCTTACCGATGATGTGCGGGCACTCTTCAACCACGATCCGAACATGGTTTTAGCGCGCACGGCCTCCGGCACGCTGAATCTGTCGCTAAACGATAATGGCGACTTGATTTATGAATATCGCACGCCCGACCGCCAGTATGCCCGCGACCTTTACGATGCGATTAAAAGTGGCGATGTTAACCAGTCATCCTTCGCTTTCCAAGTGGAGGAGCAGCGTTGGGTTTTTGATGATGACAACCCGGACAATGATTTGAGAGTGATAACGAAGTTTAGTCGGCTGATTGATGTCAGCCCGGTAACATATCCTGCTTACCAGGACACTACAGTTGCTGCGCGCAGTCGCGATAATCTGCGTCAGCAAAACAGTATGACACCTAAGATGAAAGTAAATCAAAGAAATCGAAAAATTAATTTAATACAAAAGCGATGAATAAGTATTTGAAAAAGGTTCAGGAGCTGAGAGAAGAGAAGAAAGGGCTCACTGCCGAAATGAAGCAGTTAAATGCAACTGCCGAAAAGGAAGAGCGCGACTTCAACGAAGATGAAGAAAAGCGCTGGGGCGAATTGGAAAAAGAAACGGCAAAGCTCGACAAGCAGATTGAGCGCAACCTGAAACTCGAAGCCGAGGAGCAGGCCGAGCGTGAAGCTGCCGAGGAAGCTGAAAAAAGAGGAGAGATGAAACCAAAACACGGTAACGAAGAAAAAAGAAAGAAAGATTTACGGAAGTTTTCATTCGTAAAAGCGATCCGCGAATATCGCAACGGCAACCTTTCCGGTCTTGAAAAAGAGATGCACGAGGAAGGACAACGCAACAACCCGCAAGGGCAGGGATTGCAGATTCCTTACATAATTCTGAACCAAGGAGAACTGCGTGCCGCAACGGCAACCGGTGTTTCTGGTGAAGTGGATGCAGGTGATTTTGTTCCTACTGAGCTTCGTGGATTTATCGACAACCTTCGCGAGCGTATGGTGCTGGCGCAAATGGGGGCCGATTTTATCACCGGGCTTTCAGGTAATGTAGATTTTCCGAAAAAGACCTCTGATGTAACTGCCACCTGGGAAAGCGAAATGGGAGAGGTTAGTGCCTCAGACATCGGCGCAAGCAAGGTGTCTCTGACTCCGCACCGCCTGAGTGCGCTTACTAAAATATCAAAGCAGCTGATGCTTCAATCTTCACCTGACGTGGAACGCATTGTCCGCGACAGTTTGCTGTTTGCAACGATGAATAAGTTGCAGCAGACCGCCATCAATGGCGCAACCGGAGGCGACAACCCGGTGGGTATTTTGAATAACAGTTCGATTACCAACACCGTAGATTTTGGAGCTAATGGAGCGGGTAATCCTACTCATGAAAAAATGGTGGAGTTTGAAACTAAGATTGCAGTGGACAACGCTGACATGGGTAAGCTGGCTTACCTCTCGAACGCAAAAGTTCGCGGTTATCTGAAGACGCTGGCAAAAGACAGTGGTTCCGGTCGTTTTGTTTTCGAAAACAACGAGGTGAATGGTTATCCTTTCTACGTAACCAACCACGTGCCCAGCAACCTTACTGAAGGGACGCACACTACCGAGGACTTGAGCGCGATGATTTTTGGTAATTGGGAAGACCTGATTATCGCACAGTTTGGTGGCCTCGATATTATCGTGGACCCATACACCTCAAAAACTACAGGCTTAACAGAGCTGCAAGTTGATTCCTTCTGGGATATCGACCTGAAGCGCGAAGAAAGTTTTGCAATAGCAGCCGATCTAAACTTGGGTTAGGTTTTTCATGGTTGATTTTTAGTGGTTAGTTTGGAGAGCCGCCACGCGGCGGCTCTTTTTTTAGAAACGCAAAATCCACAGGTTTTTGACGGATTACGCGGATAAAAAAAGTTCTTAAAAATATTGCGGATAGGAGAAACGGTTAACTCGGTAGGCTCATAACCTACAGGAGCAGGTTCGATTCCTGCATCCGCTACTGTTGTTGTTGCTTAGAGTTAGTAGGCGGATTTCCTGTTAAACGGAGCAATAAAAGCCGCTGCTTAGCAGCAAGAAGGGGTGATGCCTTTCGATTAATTCCCGGCGAAGAATAGTAGCTGGGAATTATTTAAACCAAATAAAAATAAACAGAAATGAAAAACTATCAATTTAAAAAACACGGAACGCAATACGGTCACGGCTCAATGAAGGGTGATATTGTTCAGCTTACCGATGAGCGAGCGAAGCCGCTTCTTGATAAAGATGTGATTATGGAAGTAACCACCGAAGAAGCCTCCGACTTACCTGAAGACCTTCCGGGGCGTCAATATCTTGCTGACTTCAGTGTAGATGACCTGGTGAGAATGGATGCCGAAATGCTCCAGGACATAAAAGGAATTGGCAAAGCCACCGCGAATGCGATTATTGAATATTTTGAAGAGCAGAAATAATGAAAGGATACACTGTTAGCACACCGGCCACCAACCAGTTAACGTTGTTAAGCGTGGCTGATATGAAAGCACACCTCGAAATCCCGCCCGCCAAAACACGCTGGGATGGAATGCTGGAGACGCTGATTAAAGCCGCTATCGGTATGGCCGAAGCGATGATGAACCGCCAGGTGCTCACAGCAGGAATAACTTTCACATTCGATGCTTATGAAAGATACGTTCGGCTGCCGGGTGGCAAGGTAAGCACGTTTACCAGCCTGAAATATTACGACACCGACAACGCACAGCAGACGCTTACGCTCGACACCGATTTTGTGGTGGATAAAATCAAGCTCCCGGCGGTGCTCTTTTTCCTTGACGGGAAATTGGTAGACACCTACCAGCGCCCCGATGCTTTTGAAGCAAAGTATGATGCCGGGTGGGCAGTTGATGAGGTGCCCGATGATGTGTTGCAAGCCATCAAAATGACTGCTGCGCACTATTTCGAAAATCGCGAGGAGGTGCTGGTGAGTAAACACGTGGAGCAGTTGCCGTTTGCTGCCGAAACGATTTTTAAAAACTACAGAATCCCGAACGTATGAGATCGAGCAGCTATGAATATGAGATAGAGATATACGGATACAGCTATAACACTAACGACTATGGCGAGCGGGAATCTGTTTATGCTCTTAAATACTCTGAATATGCTGCTA